TCTTCTGAAAAGGTAGGAAATACACAGAGAGCAGTAACACAATCTTCTCATATAACTGAGAAGTGGTTTCAAATTCATAATTGGACTAAACAAAGAGTACTAACTACATTAGTAGAAGTGGCTAAAGAAGCCTGGGGTGAGTCAAGTAAGAAGTTACAATATGTATCTGATGACTTAGCTACCTCTTTCTTTTCTGTAGATGGTAGAGAGTTTAGTGATTCTGAATATGGAGTATTTGTATCAGATGCATCAAATGATATAGAAGCTTTACAGGCACTTAAAGACCTGAGTCATGCAGCTATGCAAAATGACAAAATGCTCTTATCACAAGTAGCTGATATTTATTCTTCTAAGTCTTTTGCAGATGTTAAAGGAAAACTGAAAGCAGCTGAAGATAGAATAATGGCAAGAGAAGACCAAATTAATCAACAAGCACAACAGGGTCAAATGCAAATTGCCCAAGAAGAGGCTAAAGGTGTAGAAGCTGAACTTAAGAAAGATTATTACAAAATTGATAGTGATAATCAGACTAAAATTGAAGTTGCTGAAATTAATTCCTTTAGACATCAAGAAGACCAAGATTCAAATGATAATGGTATTCCAGACCAATTAGAAATAGAAAAGCTAAAAGCCAATGTTAACTTTAATACTAGAAAATTAGACCTAGAGGAAAAGAAACTTAAACAACAGGCAGACCAAAATAAAGAAGACAACAAAATCAAAAGGCAAGCTGCAAAGCAAAAACCTAAGAAAAAATAATATATAATGGCCATCTTAAGAACAGAGCAAGAATTAGAAAAAAAGGCAACAACAAAAGACCGATATAGTGTAGAATTTACTGTTAATGATTATTTGGCAATTATAGCAGATATAAAAGCAAGTGGGGGATTATCCTTTGTAACTACTGACGCTTCTCTTACTGGAGATGGTACACTAGGAGACCCTCTTTCAGTTGTAGCCACTGTAGAAAATTTAGCTGCAACCCTTGCAATTGGTAATACTACAGGAGGAACTGATGTATCCGTTAGTGCAGGAGATGCAATATTATTGGAAGATTCAAATATTTCTTATCAAGCAATTAATTTTCCAGGTTTGGGAGATACTGCCTTGGTATTTGGAAATAATGGAGGAATTTCAGATGGTTATCTCTTTGCAGATGATATAACAGGAGATTACACACATATAAGTAAATCAGGGGCTTTACATTTAAAAGCTACTACTCCTCAAGTAACCCTTCAAATAGGCGGAAATACTACTACTATTGGAACTCTTGCTTTAACAGGGTCAAGAACTATAAATTTACAAAATGCTTCAGGAACACTAGCATTTTTATCTGATATTCCAGCAGATACTAGTTTCCCATCAGATATTTCAGATGGATTAAGTGTTTTACAAGTATCTGCAGCAGGTGGGACCTTTGGTTCTGCAAGTGATTCATCTACAGTAGGTGTAGGATGGGGTTCTGCAAGTAATTCTTTGCAACCTCTAAGCAACCATATAGTGAGTTTGGGTACTTCAGGACTTAGATACGCTAATATCTTCTCTAGAGAGTTCCTAGCGTCAATTGGGAGAACTAATATAAGTGGATATTCTTGGACAGGCATTACTGATGATAGAATTGATAATACAACTGGAGTTGGGGGAGGACCGTCTATTGTATCAGACAGTAGAAGAGTACTTAAAACACCTTCTGCAACTGGGGGAGCAGATGTAATTATTGCTACTAACATGTCTACAGCAGAAGAAGGAAATGCTAGTGCTTGTCTAGAAGTACAAAGTACTGTAAGTGGTTTCCTTAATGCTAGAATGACAACTGTACAAAGAGATGCTATTGGTTCACCAGCAGCAGGATTACAAATATATAACACAACCTCAACCCAATTTGAAGGATATAATGGTTCTTCATGGATAATTTTAGGATAATATTATGGAATATTACGTTACAGAAGATGGGATACAATTTCCCACACATACTTCAGCTGAAAGAAACGCTTTTGTTGCCCCTCCTAATGGATTTGTATTTTATAATACAGACACAAATCAACTAGAGCAAAATAGAGGGGATGGAGTAACCCCTTCCTTTGAACAAATGGGAGGTACTATTTCTGGAGCTTCTTTTATAAGTTCAGAAGGAGTATTAACTCCCCCAGAAATAACTTCTGACCAGGACAATTATAATCCTACGGGATGGCTAGACTCTGGCGTACCTCAAGTTACTTTAATGAATTGTTTTGCAGATAGTGGTGATAAAGACTTAACTGGGATTCAAGCCCCTTCTCCAGGAGTTATTTGTATTTTATATTTATACAATGAGGGAGGAGATAAAATAAAACTTAAAAATAATAGTGGGTCAAGTTCTGCTGCAAATAGATTCGACTTAAAAGCAGATATTAATCTAGATGATAAAAAAGGTATTATTTTAATGTATGATACTTCTAAATCAAGGTGGGTAAATTTCTCTAAATCATAATTATGAAACTTTATACAGAAAATAACGAAACTATACCAGCAATTCAGATTTTACCTGATTCTGACCCTATTCCTTCAGGTTATACGGATAGTTCCCAGGATTTAATTGCTTGGAAAAATCATGGGGAGCAAAAATGTTCAGACTATCTACAATTTAAAGATAGGATAAAAGAACAATTAAATATTAAAACTTGGGATAATCTTAGTAATGAAGAAAAAGATTTTACAATTGAAATTGATGCAAGAGAATCAATATTAGATGTTGCTACTGACGCAAGTAATAAAATAACTCATTTATTAACTACAGGACAAGCTGCAGATACTGAGTCTGCCAGAATTATAATTGTAAAGGCATGGGCCAGGCAACAAGTAAGAAGAGTTAAGGCTTCTGCTATAAGAGCTAATTCGGTAGCTGTATTAGAAGCTGTAGGAACATATTTATCAGTAGCAGACGCTACAGATTTTTTTATAACTGTAACAAACCTATTTACTGCCTTTGAGAAACAAGGTATAATGGGCACACAAGATGGTTCATCTGAAGATGCTCTTTTTGATTATATTGAAAGTACAACAGGTACTGTTTATGAATTTGCAGGATTGGCCTCTAAAGGTTATACAATGCAAAATGGAGATGTTGATGAAACAAATTTTATAAATGCAATTATGGATATTTTAAGACATGGTGAATATATAAATTAGAAAAATGAAAGCAGATTTTATAGCTAGAGAAATGGTATTAAACACTGTAATGCAGGGGCGTATTATGCTTATTAACAATAATGAAGGGGTAGAGGAGGAAAAAATAATATCTTATGTTAAAGTTGTTCCTAAATCTCCCATTATTCTGGTAACTTTTACAGACGGTAATACTAGAGAAATAAACGAACATAAATGTTATACATTTAAAGTTAACCAAAAATTAAAATGGGTAAAAGCAACAAAAAAACAAATTAAAGACTCTAAAAATAATTTATAATGGCAAAGTACACAAAAGAACAAGCAATAGGAGCTTACAATGCTGCAAATATTACTAGAAACAATAAAAGTGGTCAATACACCTTTTTCACTTGGATAGAAGGTACTCAAGAAGAATCAATAGCTTTAAATGATACAGAACTATCTTATGATGTAACTGACCAAACAGTTAAAGACACTTTTATACAGTGGTTACAAGATAACCTAGAGTATTCTAATACTTTAATTGTAGTAGATAGTCAAGTTGTAGGGAAAGTATAACTTATAGCTATAGAAAAATATTTTAAATTATACTAGACCTTATAAATAGCTTGTATATTTAAAAACAATTAACTAAATTTGTAATTATTAAAAAAGTAAACCCATGAGTGAAGGAAAGAATGATATGGAGTATGAAGATTCCCTAGGGGATTTAGATTTGAGTTTGCTAGGAATTAATGCATCTGGTGAAAAAGGAGAGGATGCTAGTATAACTGGTGATTTTTCAATTAAAGGCGAGGAAGAAGATGATATTGATTTAGAGGACATTTCAGAGGAAACTAATAAAGATAAGGAAGAAGACTTAGAAGAGAGTTCTAACTTTGAACAAAGAAATAGTATTGAAATAAGAGGAGAGGAAAATGATAGCCTTGAAAACTTCTCTTTAGAAGAGGAGGAAGAAGATGAAAATTCGGGAGCCTCAGATTTTTGGGGTACAATGGCTGAATCAGGTCTTATAGACCTTGAAGAGGGGGAATTAGAAGATAAGGACTTAAATACAGACTTAGAATGGTTCCAAACTAAAGCCAAAGATAAAATTAATACTGGCATTGAAGAAGGTGTTTCAGATTATAAAGAAAACCTACCACCAGAAATTAAATATCTATTAGACAATTGGGAAGAAGGTGTTTCTGTATCTAATTTAATTCAAGCAGAGGAAAAAGTACTTGAATATAAGTCTATAGATAATGATAAAATAGGTGAAAATGAGTCCATACAAAAGAAACTTGTATCAGATTTAATGACCCTACAGGGAGAATCCCCTGAAGATATTTTTGAAACCCTTGAAGATTATGAGGTTTCAGGTCTTCTTGAGAAACATGCTAAAAGAGCGAAAGTTAAATTAGTTAAGTATCAAGAGACACAAAAGGCACATATGATTGAAACTGAAAAGAATAAGCAGGTTCAAAGTCAGCAAGCATATGAAGGATGGCTAACAGAGCTTAAAACATCTATTGATGGAAGGGATGAAATAATTCCTGGACTCAAACTTAATGATAAACAGCGTAAAACACTTTACAATGGTATTACTAGGCAAGATAAAGAAGGCAAAAATGAAGTCATGAAGTTTAGAGAAACTAATGAAGAATTTGATTTAGTAGTTGCTTATTTAGCAACAGTTCTCAAAACCAATGATAATAAAATTGATTGGTCAAAACTTACTCAAGTAGCAGAGACAAAAGCTACCCAACAACTTAAAGCAAAAGCTAAATCTAATGATGGGGCGGGTATCTCCAAAAGAGGAAGAGGAAAAGCTAAGGTTGATGTTAATATAATGAAAAATGCGTTAAATTTTTAAATAAATAAATAAAATGTCTAAACAAACTATAAATACTTTACAGGTATATGAACAAAAGAGTTGGGCTGGATTAACTACTGATAACCATCTTGGTTCAGTTTTTAATGAACAACCTACCTTGGTATCTAGTATTATGTCTAGAGTGTTTGGTATGTATGCTCATAATGGAATGGATGCTCTTCTTACGATGCTTGGTGCAGAAGAAGAAGTAGAGAAAGATTCTGACTATGAGTGGTACTTGAAAGGTGATGATGAGAAAGCTATTCCTATTGTTTCCTTTACAGCTACAGATGCAACTAGACCAGGTGTGAACCTTACTATCTTTACAATTGTTATGTCTGAAAAATACTTTGCTTATACTGATAAGCTTGTATTTGATGATAGGCGATTTGCAGTTCGTGTAATGGGTGAACCTCGCTCAGTAGGAACTGACTGGGCTTACGATGTCAAAATTATGACAGGTGACCAAACTAAATTTATCCCTGTATCTTTATTAGCGGCTGGAAAGCAACTTTCTAAGGAATATTCTCCCCAAGAAAGAACACTTTCTAAAACTGCAGGTGAAACTAATTTCACTGCACCTTTCAAAATGCGTAACTCGTTTACTACATTGAGAAAGACGTATACTATTCCTGGGAACATGCATAACAGACCTTTGGTTATTGAAATGCTTGACCCTAAAACGAATAAGACTACTAAGATATGGACTCAGTATGCAGAATGGGAATTCATGGTACAATGGTACAAGGAAAAAAACCGCCATTTACTGTATTCTGAATCTAATAAGACTGTAGATGATACATATATGATGAAGGGTGCCTCAGGCTTTCCTGTAATTGAAGGAGCTGGTATTCGTCAGCAAATTTCTCCAGCATATAAGTTTCAATACACAGATTTTACAATTGATTGGTTAGAGGATGTTCTTTTGAATTTGTCTATCAATATTTTACCAGAAGACCAAAGACACTTTGTTGCTTTGACTGGTGAAAGAGGAATGGTACAATTTCACAGAGCACTTGAAAATCATTCAGCTAGATTCCAACCTTTGGATTCTAAAAGAATTGGTGGTTCAGGACAAAACCTCAGCTTTCAAGGACAGTACAAAGAGTTCATGGGGCCTCAAGGTGTAAGATTTACTCTGATACATTTACCAGAGTATGATAATCCTGTTACAAACAGACTTAAGCACCCAGAAGGTGGACCAGTAGAATCTTATAGATATACTATCCTTAACTTTGGAAGCCATAAAGGCAAGAAAAATATCAGACGTTTATATCCAAGAGGAAGAAAAGAGAATATGTGGCATATTGCTGGCTCTACTTCCCCGTTAGGACCTAATTCGTCATTCTCAGCTGGAGCTTCTTCAGCAGTAGATGGATATGAATTGCATTGCATGTGTAATCAATCTATTATGATTGAGAACCCAATGTCATGTGCAGAATTGATATATGCAGCTAAAGCATAAAAAATAAATATAAATTAATAAACCTTTAACAGTAAAGATAATGAAGACGAGAGAGAGAAAAGGAAAGGTGACCCTAAGACAATTCCGTGGGAATGGTTGGTTGGAGCCAGGGCATGATGGAGCAATGCGTTATACTCACTGTTTTGAAGAGATAGTCCCCCAGATTGATAAAAATGGGATGTATGATACAGGACTAGATGATGAACAAGAGAGAGAATTTGAAAAGGTTCTAAATATGGAACCAGGAACTTTGTCAAGATATAACAAAGACTACTGGGGAAAATTTAGATTCAAGATTAGGAAAGGCGATAATATCCTGGACCCTAAAGTACCTGCTCACGCTCTCACTATCAAAGTGTTAGAGGCACACGAATTAGTAGCTAACTCTGAAGCTGAGAAAATTGATTCTCCTTTGGCTGAGTATGTAATTACTTCAGTAGAACAAGAAGCAATGGTTGAGAGTAAGATTATTAAATCAAAAAGAGAGGCTTATAAGGAATTCAGTACAATGACTTCTAAGGATATGAAATCATATCTTAAAGTAATTGGTAAGAGAGCATCAGATGATGCCTCTACAGAGTTCCTAGAGGCTGCTGTTGGAAAGGAACTTGAAACTAATCCAGCTACATTCTTAATTGTAATAGCTGACCCTAAATTTAAGATGAAAGTTTTCATTGAAGATTGTTTGGCAGCTAAAGCACTTGTTAAGAATGGCTCAAAATATTCCCTACAAGGGGGTGATATTATTGGATACGATATTGATGAAACTATCAAATACTTATCTAATGATGAAAATCAAGAAGTTTATATTTCTTTAAAAAGTAAATTAAAAGTATAATATGACTGTTGCTGGGATGCATAATGAGTTTAAGATAGGGTTGGACAAGGTTGATTCTTTGTCCTATCCTAACTTGCTTACAGAAGAAATTGATATCTTCCTTAATGTGGCTCAGGAAAAGTTTATTAAACAAAGAGCTTATGGAAATAACATCAGAAGGCAAGGTTTAGAGGAAACACAGAAAAGATTGGATGATTTAAAAAACATCACATCTAACTATGAAACTTCTATTTTTATTACTAATACTAGTAATAAGCCCAATGGTGCATTTGTGAACTTACCTGCTAATTATAAGTTTGCAATTGAAGAAGAAGCTATAATTGAATATATAGATTGCAATAATGCAACTGTTACTGGTAGAAAGGATGTTGTACCAACAACACATGATAGGTATAATAAGACTAAAAAAGACCCTTTCAATAAACCAGATAATGAAGAAGTACTAAGATTAGGATTTGAAAGAGTCCAAGGTGTTGAATCTTTTGAACTTATCACTGGAGATGGTAATTCTATAATTACTTATTTTCTTAGGTATATTAGAGAATGGAATGAAATACAATATGGTACTCAATATGATGTTCCTACTGTAGATATAGATTCTGAATTATCTAGTCATACCCATAGAGAGATTATAGCAATTGCTATTAAGGATGCTCTCCAAGATATAGAATCTCCTAGATACCCTACAAGTAAAAATGAACTTAACAATATAGAATAACATGCCTTTAAAAATAATAACAGGTAATAAAAGACAAAGCTCACTTACTGAGGGTGTAGATGAAAATATATACGCCAGAGCACAAGATGTAAATCCTACTATTACAGAAGTAAATAGGATTACTGAAGTTCTTAGTTTGGTAAGTAAAGATTTCGCTAATGATGGAGCTGCTGCTACAGGTGGTATTCTCGTAGGGGAATTATACCATACAGCAGGTGCTGTAAAAATTAGATTAGTTTAATATAAAATAAAATATAAAAAATGTTTAAATCAGATAATACCACACGATTAATGGTAGGTAAAAATATCGGTAGAACTGCAGGTGTTCAGATTACTGATACTGGAACTCCAGCAACTTTTATTGCTGATGGTGAAATACTAGTGTTAGATTCTACTGACTCTGTATTGGCTCCTGGTGATACTACTGCAGATACTCCTACTATAAGAATTGTACAAGGTAGAGGATTAACTAAACCCATGACTTCATCTGTTGTCATAGACGGTTCTCAAATCATCTCTGCTACTTCTCTAGACTTTAGAGACAGTGTTGAACAGACTTCCTTTGTAGGATATAATGGAGCTGCTGGCTCTGTTGATGCTCAACCATTTACAGACTATAAATTAACAATTATCTTCAAGCATGATAAAGAGATGTTCTCTGAACAATTGCTTAAAAGAACTTACTATTACTCCACAGGTGCAGTAGCAGGGCAAGAAGAAATTGTAGATGCTTTTATTGCAGCAATAGATGCTGAAGAGTTTTATGGTGTTGCTACTACCAAACTTTCTGCAGGACCAAATTTTGGTATTCAACTTGATGGTCAACCTTTAGACTTTGAACTTCCTACTTTTGAGTGGAATGTTATGATGTTTGAAACTTTGTTATCAAAAGGGTTTGGTGCTACAACTTTAACAGAAGGTGTTGCTCCTGCCGTTACTGCTGACAAAGGTTCAGGTAAAGGAGAGCAAATTTCAGAAATGGAATATTTTACAAATGGATTTGATGGTGCTATAAATAGAGTATATTTTCCAGCTGATAAAGGTACTAAAGATGCCCTTGTTGCTTCAGATTATGACTTGATTGCTATTGAATCTTACGATGTCTCTGAAGACTACGTAGTTTCAGGCGTAAAACCAGCAAGAGCCCTTACTTTGATTGCCATTGAAGATGGTGCAGCCCAAGGTGCTGCTGTACTAGCTCAACTTAACCCTTGGTTAGCTTCAGCTGTACGTCCTTCAGGACCTCTTACACTGTAAGAATAGTAATAATAATAATAATAAAATGAGGCAGATGGTATATACTGTCTGCCTTTTTTATATCCATAAATTATGTTAGACCTTAAATTTTTTATTTGTCAACCTACTTGTGCTTGTATTCAGTTTACTGATATTACAGGTGATTATGTAGTAACTGTCAATGAAAGTGGTTGGGGTGCTCCTAATATTGATAGAAGTGATGTAGTAACTAGTACACTTACAATTACAGACCCTAATAGTATAGTATATGTCATAGACATTACTACAGAGGTTCAAGCAGGTACACTAGATATTAAAATATTATCAAATCAATTAGGACTTGCAACTGATGCAGATATTCCAGATGGTATTTATAAAGTACAATGGGATGTAATAGATGCCATAACCACTTATACAGAATGTAATGAAGTATTTTTATACTGTGTTGCTTCTGAAAAAGTAGACAAACTAATAGCTAACCTAGCTGCTCCTGGTACAGGATGTTCATGCGATGGTACTTTAGATAGTTCTACTAGCAAAGCTTTATTAGCTTTCACTTTATTAAAAGGATTAGAGTCAGCTGCTTGTTGCTACAAAATTAGTAAGTTTCAAAACTTCTTAGACGCAATAAATACACTAGCTGACACAGAAAATTGTAAAAATTGTTAAAAGATGTGTTGTAAAGGATGTAATAGAGGCTTACAAGGCCCAGTAGGACCAGCAGCGACTGTCCCTGAAACCTTTAATATGGTGGCACCTCTAGATTCTGGAGCTGTCACATATGTTTTCTCAAATAACTATACACAAGTAACAGGAAGTACTCCTGATATCATAATGTTTATAGACAGAAATGGAGAAATTGGAGATGTTACCGTTGATATTGCTAATGTAGCAGGTGGATTTGATTTCCATTATTCAGGAGGAGGCACTCAAGTTACTATTCCAGCAATCCTTAGCCAAATTGGTGAAGAGATTGAATGGGATATTCCCACAGTTCCAGCAGGAGTATATACTTTTGATTTAGTATTTACAGGAGCCTCAGTGACTAAAACTATTAATGTAACTTTTACCTTAACTTAATATTATGTGCGATTGTAATCAAGGGATTTGCCTCCCAAAAGGCCCTAAAGGGGACACAGGAGACCCGGGAGCAACAGGTGCAATAGGAGCAACTGGACCAGCAGGGCCAACAGGTTCAGCAGGACCATCAGAATACTATGCCACTGTTACTGGAATAGACCATACTTGGGGATTAGTAGAAAATACTTTACCAAATTCATATACTTTAGTAGGACCTTCAAATACTTATATTATACAAGCTGCTCTTAAAACTACTATGGAATCAGGTTGTGAAGGTATACTTAGACTTTATGTTAATGGTGCTTTAGTAGAATCAGTAAATGAATTGAGATATACTACCTCAAATGCAAGTGATGAGATTCAAAGTCCAATCTCTTTTATTTGGAGAGGAAATATAAACAACGGTGATTTAATAGAATTTAGAACTATTAGAATAGGAGCCCCAATTTTAAATATTGAGAGCTATCAATGGGTAATAACTAACGGATAAGATGAAAAAGTTAACAGAACAAGATTATTTAGTAAGATTACAATTAATCTCTTGTTGCTTTGCTGAAAAAGCAGAAAAACTTGTATCTAGGCTTGAACTAGGTCTAGCTTGTCCTGAAGAGATTACTCAATATGAAGTATTAGCATTATTTTTAGAATTACTTAAATGCTATACTTTAGATGATACACTTACTATTACTGAAGAAGATGATATTCATAGTATTACCTATGAAGAAATGAATGATATAATCGAAGTATTTGTTTCAAAATGTAATTTATGTTTTGAACCAGCAGGTACTGAATATATAAACTGTGAATAATGAAGAGAGAAGAAATGGAGAAACTTATCATTAATAAATTAGATAAACTTCAAATAGGACAAGGCGAAATACAAACTACTCAAGCCGTTCAAGCAGAACATATTAAAGCCAACAAAGAAAGTTTAGAAGAACATATGGCTAGGACTGAGATGGCAGAAAAAAGAATTGAAACCTTAGAAGATAAAACTTTATGGAGTTGGATGAAAGTAAATTTAAAAACTATAGTAATCGCCATCGGTTTATTTATAACTATTTTGGAGGTAGTAGAGTACTGGATTAATCACGTGATAACACAACATTAATATGAAATTTTTAACTAATACCAAGAAAACAAGATTTAAGATTGCAATAGGTTTACTAGTCTTTTTAGGCACTATTACTATTTATGCTATTCAACAAGGTATGAATGATGTTGCAGGAACAAGTATAGCAGGAATGTTAACAGTAGGTACAGGATACATACTAGGAGATTCTTATAGAAAGTCAGAAAAAAAAGAAGAGTAGTATGAGTTCTAAAATAAGTAAGCATATCTCCTATAAGGAGGCAACCAAGTCAAATACAGCAGCTAAGAGGGGAATTAGTAATATCCCCAACGAGAAAGAATTATTCTTTATGCAGTTAGTAGCTGAGAGGTGTTTTGAGCCTGTTAGAAAGCATCATGGTAAAGCCATAGGTATATCTTCATTTTTCAGGTCAAAGGCTCTTAATAAGGCTGTAGGAGGTTCTAAGACTTCTCAACATAGGTTTGGACAAGCAATAGATATTGATGCTGATATATTTGATAATGGAATAACTAATGCGGAAATCTTTCATTTTATTAAAGATAACTTGAAATTTACTCAACTTATTTGGGAATATGGTAATGATGAAGAGCCTAATTGGGTTCATGTAGGATATGACCCTAATAATCTTAAAGGACAAGTTTTAATATGTAAGAGAGTAAAAGGTAGAACTAAATATTATAAATGGTGAAAAAGTCAAACTTACTATTAACAGGTGTATTTGTAGTTATATTACTATTGATGCACTTTTGTAATGGGCCTACTATACAGAATAATGGTACTTTTATAGAGTCTAAGGTTGAAATAGACACTATATTTGTAAAAGGTATTTCGGATACTATACATTTTCATGACACTGTCCCTAAATATGTATATGTAGAAGTGACTACTCCTGTATTTGATACAACTAGAAATATTAATATCTATGATAATCCATATGAGGATAGTTTAATTGATGGTTGGATACATTCAGAGGTAGACGGTACTTTACTTTGGCAAAATATTACTTATACTCCAAAGTTTCCTAAGTATGTTACTAGAGTAGATACCTTAAGAATAACTAAGGACAGTACTACTACTATTACAATTAGAGAAGAAGTAAAAAGAAAGATATATGCAGGCTTTGAATTAGGTGGGAATGCCAATTCATTTACAGCCTCTCCTACTATATCTTTATTAGATAAAAGAGATAATGAGTTCTCCTATAGATATGATATTATCAATAAAACTCATAATATAGGATTTAGAAAGAAATTAATATTCAGAAGAAGAAATAAAAACTAGAAATTATGTCAGGCTTTATATTACTTATATTAACACTTACACTATTAGCAGGATTTTTTCTTCCTGGAATGTTATATACAATTATAAGGCAAGTTATAGTAGCTAAAAGTTTTAAAGAGTTTGAAACTGGGATAAGTAATACTCTAAGAAAACATGCAGTATCTTTAGACCAATATGGATGTGTATTATTAGGGCCTTTCTTTAATGATGTGCTATTTAAAGGGAAAGCCAAGTATTTATATGGTAATCCTGATGATACAATTTCCATTGTTACTGCTAGAAACTTAAGAGGAATAGCTAACGGTAAAGACATAGAAATAAAATTTTTAGGGAAAGTATTAATTAAAATAGTTAGGTTCTTTGACAAAGGTCATTTTAAGAAGACATTGAAAAATCCAGACAATAACTAAAAAAAATATTTGTTGTTTTATTTGGAATTCTCGTTTATTTTTCATACATTTGTAGTATGGATAAAAAAGAAATTAAAAGTTTCCTAGAGAATAATCAGGGTTATTTAAAGTGGGGAAAGAAGAAATTAGCTAGAAAGTTTAGAGCCAGTATTGAAGATGTAAGAGAAGCATTATTTGAAATTAAAGATTCTCAACCTAGAAATTTTAAAAGATTATTTTTTGATATTGAAACAAGTTATAACCAAGGTAAGTTTTGGAGAACAGGTTATAAAGAAGTTATTAGGTACGAACAAATATTAATACCTTCTAAGATTATATGTGTATCTTGGAAATGGGAAGGTGAAGATAAAGTATATAATATTAATTGGGACAGACATCAAAATGATTTAGGTCTTTTGAGAATAATGTCTGACTTAATGCTAGAAGCTGATGAAGTGATAGCGCATAATGGAGATAGATTTGATTTAAAGTGGTTAAGAACAAGATGTTTAAAAAACAGAATTCCTTTTCCTACTTATGTTAGGTCATTAGATACTCTAAAGAAAGTTAAATCAATGTTTAACTTTGAAAATAATAAACTTAATACCATAGCTCAAGAATTAGGTTATGGAGAAAAGATTAAAACTGATATGAGTCTATGGGATAAGATTATCTTGGAAAAAGATAAGCAAGCTATGGTTAGAATGTTAGAATATTGTGACCATGATGTAGTTTTATTGGAAGATGTTTATTCAACAATAATGCCTTATGTAAAACCTAATACTCATGTAGCAATACATAATGGAGGCGATAAATGTGATTGCCCTAGTTGTGGAAGTAATAATGTTAGCTATATAAAACCAATGGTGACTGGTAAAGGTAACATACAAAGACACATGATGTGTGATAACTGTACTAGTGATTATGTTATTTCTAATGCAGACTTTAAAATTTTTATAAAAAGAGACTAAAATGATTACAAAACTTCACATTGTATTTGACATATTAAATACTGCCAGAGGAGGAAAACAATCAGACGATGAAAATATTTCATTAAGACAGGTTGGATTCAATGTAGATAATACTAGAGCTTTACTTATCAAAAGAGATTTAGACAAAGGTAGTAATATTAATCCTGATATAGTTCAGACATTAGGATGCGTACCTGTAAAATTAGTAGACTCCTCTGAATGTGATTGTTTAGAAGTTGGATGTAAAATACTGAGAACAGTAGATAAAATTCCAAAAGCTATTGACTTAGCCAATAAAAACTTAATAACTAGAGTAGGGCCTATACAAGTGGGTTCTACTCCTTTTAGTTTTATAAGTTATGAAAGAGCAGGTTGGGAATCTAGTTCTAGATACCAAAGAAGACCTAAAGCATTTTTACATAATGGTTATATCTATATTCTATCAGAAGACGATGATACGAATTTAATGAAATATATAACTATCAGTGGAGTGTTTGAATTTCCAGAAGAAGTAGCTAATTTTACAGACTGTCCAGGGGGTAAACCTTGCTATACAGATGCTACTACATACCCTATATCTTCTTGGATGATAGAACCTCTTAAAGATATGATATATAAGAATACTATTAGGATTGCCGTGCAATCTCCTACTGATAGTTTAGGAAATGCTAATCATGATGTTGAACCTAATGTTACACAATAATGGCTAAAAGAGAACCTTCAGATTTTAAAACTAAAGATTGTTATAAGAGATATCAAGAGTTTGTAGAAAAAGAACTACAAGTTGATTATGCTACTTATATGAAAGTTATTAAAAGCTTTAATGAAAAGCTTAGAGATGTTATTCTCAAAGAATCTGAAGAGGTTGTATTTCCATGTAATCTTGGAAAACTTAGAGTCAAGAAGTTTAAATTAAACTTTGAAAGACTTAAACCTGATTGGCAAGCCACAAAGAAACTGTGGGAAACTAGTGAGGAAGCCAAAAAAGAAAAGAAATTAGTGTATCACCTTAATGAGCATAGAAATGGTTATGCTTACAGACTATACTGGAATAAAAAAAGTTGTAGAGTTAGGAATAAAACTGTATACAGCTTTAAACCAGCCAGGTCTTTATCTAGAGGATTAGCTTATATACTAAAGAATAATAATGAAATAGACTATTACTTATGACAAAAGAAGATTTAAAATCCCATCTATTAATGTGGGATAACAGAGAGTCAGCTAAATATGCTGCTACACTGTGTAAATATTATGGTATGCCTGATTATTATTATGAAGGTAAGAAAGGTTATCCAGCAGGAATATGTTGGATTAATGTAGCAGGAGTACACAAAGTTAAAGTTGTGGATGAAGCACTTGCACATGATTTCCCTGTGGAACATACAGATTTTGTCTATAGTACTATGTATATAGAAGTACCCGTTAAATTTGTAGGAGCTCTTGCAAAAGTTACAGGAAGTATTTTAGTAGACACTCTTAAAGGAGAAGTAACTGCTAGATGTGGTAAACTAATCAAGAATGCAGTAACTTTACAATTTGTTAAAGATGTTGTAGAAGGAAATGCAAAACCTACGAAAGCAGAATACGGTAAAAGAATTAAGAAAAACAGTCCTATGATTGGTTACAATGATGCATTAGGAGAGTCTGAAAATATTACACATGCTCCAGATATGGAGGAGGCCAAAAAGAAGGCCATGTTTAATGTTATGAGCAACTCTATTGGACAAAGAGAATACTAAATTATGGCTTTAAATGGAAAATATGTATCCCTTAAATCAATTATCTCTGAACTCTATGGTGATGTAGGCTTTCAAGAAGATGTTAATTATGAGGATATGATTAGATGGGCAGTAGATGCCTTAAACTTAATAGGACATCCTTTACAATATAAAAGAGTTGTTACTGGCTTTGGTGCTATTCCTAATCTTGATATAAAGGATTATAAAGCTCCTCTACCTAAGAATATACACAAAATAGAACAAATTGCTGTTAATGGACAAGCTGCTAGATATAGTAGTAATACTTTTCATCATATGTTAGGAGGAGAGTGTTGCCCAGTTAGTGGAGATAGTTTTGTAAGTAATGGGCCTGTTTCTGAAGGGTTTTATATAGATGGATTTGGAAATGAATTTGCTAGTGGTTTCTTTAATACTATATCTAGTGGTGGAGTAACTTACGATGTTAATGATAATTGTTTAACACTTTCAGTTAAAGAGGGTAAAGTATGTATAGCATACCTTGAATTTCCTTTTGATGGGGAGGGTTTTCCAATGATTCCAGAGGATGTGTCTTATGTAGAGGCAGTCAAAAAATACATTACAATGAAATATGATTACCTTGGTTGGAGGAAACAGCCTGCAGGAAGAGGCAAAAGAGAGCTTTACAAGGACTCCCAACAAGAATGGGAATGGTATGTAGGGCAAGCAGGTGCAACAGCTAAGATGCCTTCTACAGACCAAATGGAGTCCCTTAAAAACTCCTTAGTTAGAACTTTTAAAAGTTTTAACCAACATCAAGGTTTCTTCAAAGGGCTTGGAGAACAACAAAGAAGAAGAATTAAGTAGTAATGAAAAAATCAAGTGTAAATACTTTCAATGGTGGTATGAACAAAGATACTGCCAAAACTGTACAGACTAAGAATACTTATATAGATGCAAAAAACGTAAGACTTAATACTGATAATGAGGGGCAAACTGTAGGAGGAATGGTTAACATTAAAGGAAATGATTTTTCTTTTAACTTTCCCCCTATATGTAATGTTTACACTTTTAAAATAAATGCTGTTACTAGTTTAACTGTTAATATAACTATTGATGGTAATTCTGAAAACTTTAACTTAATAGGCACTGATAATGAGCAATTACTAGAGGACTTAGTAGCTCAAATGAATCTTAATCCCACCTTTAATGGGCTAGGTATAGTAGCTTCTAGATTTGATTGTGATAAAATATATGTTACTTCTACTACTTCACTTTCTATAGTTGTTACCTCTTCCTCTGTAGAAATCACTGATATAACAGAAATTATACCTGTTATTAATGATACTCAGATTATAGGTTCTACAAGTATTAGGGACACTATTATACTATTTACCACTAATGATACTACAACTGTGGGAGGAGCAGGCCAAATCTGGAGATTAGAGATAGACCCAGTTACTAATACTCCTACTTTAGTTTTAATATATAATAATTTAATTAATTTCTCAATTGAGTATCCTATTCAAGCAGTAGGTAGATATGAGAATAGTTGTACAGAGAAAGTATATTGGACTGACAATTTCAATTTAGTCAGAAAAATTAATGTTTTGGGGGATAATACCTTTGGACAAACTCTAGACCAACTTCAATTAAATCCTTTAGTAGACCATTCATTTCCAATATTACAAAATATATTGACTGGTGGAGACATACTCACAGGAGTTTATCAATTTGCATATAGATTAACTTCCACAGGAGGTGGGGAAACAACTTTCTCTTTGCCTTCTAATCTTATTAATATTACTTCACTTGCAGAAGACCCTTACCATGAGAGTATAGGCTCTGACTCAGAATTAACTGTGGCTAAATCTATTTGTATTCAGATAGAAAATTTAGATACTGACTATGATTTTGTAGAGGTAGTATCTATTTATAGAAAAGATGAGATATCTCCCCCAATTATTCAATCTTTCTTACTAGAACCTGTACCTGGAGATGGTACTTTAGAGTTCTGCTATTCAGGGACAGAGAACAATATAATAGACATCACTGAGGGGCAATTTAACGCTATCTCAGGAGCTTTCACACATTGTAAGACTCTAGCTTCCAAAGATAATAGATTGTTTGCAGGTAATGTTAGAAACGAACTTATATCTTTAGGTTTAGATACTAGGGCTTATGGCTTTGATAGACTTAATGACAATCAATTTAGTGTTGATGGTAGTATAATTGATTTGGGAGCTGGAGGAGCTTTTACAGATGTGCTAGAAGAAGATAATGCTATTAATGATGACCCTTCTACCTACATGTTTCAACAAGGGGGAAGTGTTTATGGGGGAACTGGGCCTAACATCTCTTATGAGATAAAGACATTTGAAATGCTTGCAGATGAAAAGCCCATTGGTTTTTCTACTTCTCCATATGATAATAATCCAGGTAGATTTTTATTCAGTAATCCTTCTAATATTACTCTGGGAAATAATACTTACCCAAGTTTTGCTGAATATCAGGGAATGCGTAGTCCTAATATGTTTGGATTACTAAAGGGATATCAAAGAGATGAAACTTACAGATTTGCCATTATTTTCTACGATAAACAAGGAAATGCAGGTTTTGCTAATTGGATAGCTGATATTAAGATTCCTAAATGTATGGACCCTACTAGAGCTGTTTATGGTACTGGTAGGTACGTAAATGGTAATTTCAACGGAAAACTCATAGACCCTATAGGGCTTCCAGGTTCAGCTACTCAATGGAACTTAAATATTCCATATATTCAATTTAATGTTACTTTACCTACAGATGTACAAGAGAAAGTATCTGGATATACTATTGTTAGAGTAGAAAG